ATCTAATCATTACAAGCTGCCAGAAGGCAATACACTTATCAGCTTCTCAGGCGGTAGAACAAGCGGCTACATGCTGCACCAAATCCTAGAAGCAAACGGCGGTCTGCCAGACAACGCAAAGGTCACATTCGCAAACACTGGCAGGGAAATGCCTGAAACGCTCGACTTTGTGCAAGAATGCTCAGACAGGTGGAATGTGCCGATCACTTGGTTGGAGTACATAAAGGCAAAGCCAAAGTTTCAGGTGGTCAGTCATAACTCAGCAGCCAGAAACGGTGAGCCGTTTGAGCAAGTCATAGCAACCAAGTCAAAGTATCTACCAAATCAAGCGCAAAGATATTGCACTCAAGAAATGAAAGTGCTGACAATCAAACGCTACCTCGTCAGCCAAGGTTGGAAGCACTGGACGAACACAGTCGGCATCCGAGCAGACGAAGCACACAGAGTGAGGCCGTCAAAAGACAAACGGTGGACAAACTGGTTTCCGCTGAACGATGCGCAAGTGTCTGTGCAGGACGTAAACAAGTTTTGGCAGTCGCAGCAGTTTGATCTGCGCGTGATGAAAGGCGGCGGGAACTGTGATGGATGCTTTCTAAAGTCAGAGGCAACACTAGCCGCCATGTGGCGTGAGCAGCCAGACAGAATGCAATGGTGGGCTGACCAAGAAGCCGCGGCGAATGGAACCTTTCATAAGACGAGAAGCTACCAACAGCTCGGCAGTTTTGTCAGCCGCCAAGGCGACTGGATTTTTGATGACGAAGCATTCCTTTGTCAGGCAGATGATGGGGAGTGTACAGGATGATAAAACTTGCTAGCCACACTTCCACACCTTGTTTTTACGAAGTGTGGATGAAGTGTGGAGGTGTGGAAGAAAAGCCACGAAATACCCTTCCACACCACCTGCATATATATATGCAAGGTGTGGTGGGGTGGTGGTTTGGGTAAAGTGGGGTGTGGTGGCAAGGTGTGGAAGGTGTGGAAGATTTGGTAGGAAAAGAGGTGAAGCAGATGAAACAGAATAAAAGACAAAAGAAGTCGGATCGCATATTGCATGGCAGTCAGTCCAAAGATGCAATCATGTGTGACTATGCTCTGGCTCCAGTTGACAGGCTGGCAATCCAGATGGACGAGAAGTGGGGAATTGATGTGCTGCCAGAATTGGTCAGTGTCTCGATGTCGCAAAAGTATGGGAGTGCTGTGGCCAAGATGAATGCGGCAGTTGAGGCGGGCGATGTAGAGGAATGCAGGAAACGCTGTGAGGTTGTGATCAGAGGTCTGCAAGCGATGGATGCTGAGGCAGAACGTATAGGCGCACAGAGAGCCTCTACGGATGTGTGGGAGGTTGAGATAGATGGCAAGCTGTTCGGCGTTATGAAGGACGGCAGATCGTGGCGCACGATAAAGAAGCAGCGGCCTGAGTTGGAGCTGTTGACGCTGCGTGAGGTTGCGCTGGCTTACAGATACTTTCGGGAGCATTGGATGGGTGAGCTAGAGAAGGCAGCCAAGCAATCATTCCCCGAAGCAGAAATGATCGACATCAAGGGAAAAACATTTGATGATCCGATACCTTGGTGATAACGTGGTGGCACCTGATGGCGCAGAGCTTTACCCATTTCCTTCTGCGCAATCTGCCTCACTGAACTGGCCCAGCATTGCGCTGGGCCTTTTTTGTGGTAAAGTCCTATTAGCAGAATTGAGGTAAGACATGGCAAAGAAACCTGTAAAGATTGACGCAGACCTGATGCACAAGATTGCAGACAGGCTGGCTGTAGGCGAAACACTCAAGGATATACTCAAGTCGGATAGCATGCCAACGTATCAAGGCGTGATGCAAGCTGTGCTGCGTGACGATGAACTGTACGAGATATATCGTCGGGGCAGAGTGATGCAGAGTGAGTACCACACAGACCAAATCATTAAGTTGGCGCAAGATCCGTTGCCGAAGTTTGAGGACAACAGGCTAGCCAATGCGGAAGTGCAGCGGCGTAGACTTGAGATTGACAGCTTGAAGTGGACGCTAGCACGCAACATGCCTTGGGGTGTTCGTGACAAGAAAGAGGATCAGCCACAGGCTCAGACGTTTACAATCAGTTGGGCTGGCGGTGATGTTGCGGTCAATGCAATACCTGATGACGAGCAAGACGACAGCGAACAAGCGACAAAGCATTGATGCTAAATCATGTGTATATCACACATCCTGACGTTGACAGCTACGCGCGTGAGGTAGGCGGTCGGGATGCCTCGACATCGGGGCGGGTCAGGCAGCTTCGGCGGGGTGGCAACCACTACATCTTGTGGTTTGCATTTAATGCATGGCTCGGTTTGATATTTTCTTTAGCAATAACAAGGGCTTACAAAAGTTTTAACATAATAGCTGTTATACGACTGCCGATAAGCCATGCATTTTGCGCAACCCAGCACCCCCACCCCCGCCAAAACGCCCGCCCGTTGTATACACGTATATCACCCGACTGGAGTAGACGTTTTGTCTGACAGCCTAACAACCGATCAGCTTGCACTGCTGAACCACCTAAGCGCCTTACGAGATGGCATCCTCATATCTTCCTCGGTTTCAAAGCAGCTAGAATGCGCAGTGTTGCTTATTGATGTTTATGAGGCTATTCTGGAGAAGCACGGCATACTGATATATGAAGATCAGGAGGAGGTGGTGGAGCATTGACGCATATTGAGATACCGTATGAGCCAAGGCCGTTGCAGATGTCTTTGCATAATGAGATGCAGGAGAAGCGCTGGGGCGTTGTTGTTTGCCATCGTCGATTTGGCAAAACGGTCTGGGCTATTAATCATATCTTGCGTCATGCGTTGCTTTCTGGAAAGTCGAACCCCCGGTATGCCTATATGGCACCCACCTATCGTCAGGCGAAGAACGTAGCTTGGGATTATATAAAACATTTTGCGGGTGGCATACCGAATGTGAAGTTTCACGAGACTGAATTGCGGTGTGACTTGCCGACAGGTGCGAGGATCTCGCTGCTTGGCGCTGAAAACCCTGACAGCCTGCGCGGTATTTATCTTGATGGCTGCGTGATGGACGAGGTTGCTGACATGCCTGAGAATGTGTTTCCTGAGGTATTGAGGCCAGCGTTGTCGGATCGCAAGGGGTTCTGCATATTCGTCGGCACTCCCAAGGGGCATAATGCGTTTTATGATTATTATGAGCAGGCGACTGGCAGCGATGATTGGCTGGCGGCTGTGTACAAGGCGAGTGAGACAGGCTTGCTGGATGAAGAGGAATTGGCTGCTGCGCGTCAGATGATGACGCACGATCAGTACATGCAGGAATTTGAGTGTAGTTGGAATGCGAATGTTCCGGGTGCGATTTATGGTGCTGATTTAGAGAAGATTGCCGAGGCTGGTCAGATTAGCAAGGTGCCTTATAATCCTGGTGTTAAGGTAGATACGTGGTGGGATCTCGGAGTTGGAGATAGCACAAGTATACTATTCACGCAGACTGTTGGTCGTGCTGTTCATGTGATAGATTATTATGAGAATAGAAATCAGGGTTTGCCGCATTACTGTCAGATTTTGAATGAGCGTGGTTATTTGTATGGCACGCACAATGCTCCGCATGACATTGAGGTTCGGGAGTTAGGGTCTGGAAAGTCTAGGCGGGAGACGGCTTGGGATTTGGGGTTAAATTTTCGAGTTGTGCCTAAGTTGCCTTTGGAGGATGGGATACATGCTGCTCAGATGTTGATCCCGAGGTTGTGGTTTGACCGTGAGAAGTGCAAGCAGTTGTTGGAGTGTTTGCGGCAGTATCATAGGGCGTATAATGATAAGACTAGAAATTTTCGTGCAAATCCTGTACATGATTGGAGTAGCCACGCTGCTGATGCGTTTCGGTATTTTGCTGTGGGGTTGAGAGAAGATGGGGGTCGGATGTCGGCTCCTCAGCGCTTTGCGGAAAATAATTATGATCCATTTGCGGCGTGAAGATGGTTGAATATTGGCAAGCTGGTTCGGGAGATTTTGGGTTAGTGCATCAGCTTGGGTTATTGATGCATCAAGAAAGCTCGTATTCAAAATTAAAATTTAGCAAAGATAAGTTGCTTGATACATTTGGGATGTATTTAAACGATGAAAATAAAGTTGTGTTTATTGCTGTTGATAATGGTAGGCCTTTAGGATTGTATGCTGGATACATTTCAGAGTATTACTTTAGCGAAGAACTTGTTGCAAATGACATTGCGTGGTTTGTTGTCCGTGAAAAAAGAGGAACACGGATTGGATTGCGTCTTTTAGATTGCTTTGAGCATTGGGCAAAACAAAGGGGCGCATCGGAAATTAGGATAGGCTATAGCACTGATATAAACCCTGCTGCATTTGATAGTTTGATGAAAAAGCGCAAATATAGTATGGTGGGTGCAAATTATCGTTTGGAGAGCTAGTATGTTTGGCGTTTTTAGGCATTTAAATTTTTGGGAAACTGTTGCTTTAGCCAAGGATAGTGGCGGCGGCGGCGGCGGTAATGATGATAAGCCTAAGAGAAGCGCGGGCAAGGGTACGGCTCCAACTATTAAAAGCACTGGCTCTAGTTTGCTTACAGATATTAAGATGGGGACATCTACGTTTGGTCAAAGTAAAGAACAGCAGGCTCAAACGCTGCGTGACCAAGGGTATAGCGAAAAAGCCATTAAAAGTTATCAAGAGCGCACTGAGGCTTCAAAGGAAAGAGCCGCAACTATGCAGAGCGATGACGATGACCGCCCTGCACCTAAACCTGAGCCAGAACCAGAACCAGAACCAGCACCAGAGCCTGCACCTGCACCTGAGCCAGAGCCAGAGCCAGAGCCAGAGCCAGAGCAAGAGCCTACTGGCGGTTTTGGTGGTCGTTTAGAGGGCGCTGATGAAGAGGCTGAGGCAAAGCTTAGCGAAATTGATACTGATTTGACTGCCGAGACGTTAGAAGAGGAAGCGCCTCAAGATTTAGAAGAGGCTGAGGCCAAGTCAGAAGAGGCCGCAGAAGAAGCCAGCGAAGCTTTAGATGAAGTAACATCTGCTGCGACATCAGCGTTTGGCGGTGATACTGTTGGTGATGTTGAGCAAGACACGTCATCGTTTACGGATGAGCTGGCGACTGCTGCGAGTGTAGCGCAGCCAGAACCTGAACCCGAGCCCGAACCCGAACCTGAGCCTGCGCCCGAGCCTGAACCAGCACCAGCACCAGCACCTGCGCCTGCGCCTGCGCCTGCGCCTGTAACTGTTGCAACTGGATCTGCGGCTGGCGGTGCGAAAGAGGCTGCGGCTGCTAAGTCTGTCGGGCCTGCTGAAGATAAGGCGGTTGAGTATTATACAAAGGGCCGCCGCGCGTCTATCTTAACTGGGCCGCAGGGGTTGCTTGGCGGTGGAGAAGTTGAAGAAGAAGATAGAAGCCTTCGTCGTCGTCGTTCGCTGTTAGCGGGGTAAGCTATGCTGATTAAAAAGAAACCGTCTAATATATCTGGGATTATGGGGCGCGATGCGTCACAGCCTGCTCAGATGACAGGCGTTGCTACGGTTGATCCAATAGAGCGGTTGAGCCAGAGAATGGCGGGCCGCACGATGGGCGGTTCGATGGAGGGCTTGAAGCTACGCAAGCCGAGTATAATGAGTGGATATGGGAAAAAGTAATGGCACAAGTTAGTCCAATAGTTTCGCAGCTAGATCGTCGTTATCGCACTTTACAATCTCAGCGTTCTAACTGGGAAAAGCATTGGCAAGAGCTTGCGGATTACATGCTGCCACGTAAGGCAGATATTGTTAAGAAGCGTACTCAGGGTGACAAGCGCACAGAGCTTATTTATGATGGGACTGCTATTCATGCGGTAGAGTTGTTGGCATCGTCACTGCATGGCATGTTGACATCGCCAAGCACGCCTTGGTTTTCGATGCGGTATCGTGATCCTGGCTTGCAGCGTGATGATGCTGCGAATGAGTGGTTAGAGCTGTGCATGGATCAAATGTATCAGCATTTTAATCGCTCAAACTTCCAGCAAGAGATTCATGAGCTGTATTATGACTTGGTGGTATTTGGCACAGCTGCGTTTTATGTAGACAGCGAAGGCGATGGGCTGCGGTTTGCGTCTCGTCACATTGCAGAGATTTGCATTAGCGAAGACCCAAACGGTCGTGTTGATACAGTGTATCGTAAGTTTAAGCTGTCTGCGCGTGCGATTGCGATGCAGTTCGGCGAAGATAAGATGCCTGCTGTTGTTGAGAAGGACGTTAAAAACGATCCTTACAAAGAACATGAGGTCATACACGCTGTATTCCCGCGTGGAGAGGCGAGAGGGCCACTGGCTAAGGACAAGCCTGTCGCATCCGTTTACTACCTTGCAGACGGCTTAGCGTTGCTCTCAGAGGGTGGCTTTGATGAGTTTCCCTTTATGGTGCCGCGCTTTGTCAAGGATAGCGTAAGCAATTATGGGCGTGCGCCTGCCATGACTGCCCTGCCTGATGTTAAGATGCTTAACAAAATGTCGGAGACGACAATCAAGGCTGCGCAGAAGCAGATTGACCCGCCTTTGATGGCACCAGACGATGGATTTGTTTTGCCGATTAGAACAACGCCGGGGTCGTTAAACTTTTATCGTTCTGGGACGCGTGATCGTTTGGAGCCGTTAAACATTGGCGCAAACAATCCATTAGGGCTGAATATGGAAGAGCAGCGCCGTAATGCGATCCGTCAGGCGTTTTATGTTGATCAGCTGTTGTTGGGGCAAAGCCAAACAATGACAGCAACAGAAGTATTGCAGAGGAATGAAGAGAAAATGCGACTGCTTGGGCCTGTCCTTGGTCGTCTTCAAGCAGAACTGCTCCAACCGCTTATTTCTCGTTCCTTTGCATTGCTCCTTCGGGCGGGCCTTCTCCCAGCACCGCCCGAGGAGCTTCAAGGTCAGGACATTGACATAGAGTATGTTTCGCCTCTTGCCAAGGCGCAGAAGCTAACTGACTTGCAGTCTATGCTGCGTGGTTTTGAGATCATGCTGCAAGTTAGTCAGGTTGCGCCTGTCATGGATTACTTGGATGACGATAAGCTTGTGCAGTATCTCGTTGAGGTAACTGGTATGCCTGCGCGTGTGATTAAGAGCCAAGACGAAGTGAACCGCATGCGCCGTCAGCAGGCCGAGCAGCAAGCTCAGGCGCAGCAGCAGGCTGAGCAGCAGCAGCTGGTGCAGACGGCGAGTGAGGCTGTTCCTGTTATTGAGGCAGCCAGCGAGGCTGGTCTGATATGAAGCAGATAGAAGAGCTAAAGTTAGCCTACCGCCGCACGTTTAATACGGAAGACGGCGGTAAGGTGCTTAGTGATCTCAAGACTAGATTTGGTTTTGAGGCAACCACATTTTCTGGCGATCCTTATGAAACTGCATTTAATGAAGGGCAACGCGCAGCTGTGCTGCTGATCGTCAGGATGTTGTCCGAAGAGAAGGAAAAACGATGAGCGACGAGGCAATCCAAGATACAGGATCTCAAGAAGCTGTGGCAGCAGAGGCGGCTCCAGCCAGCTTTTTAGAAAGTTTACCAGACGATTTGCGCAATGAGCCGAGCTTGCGCAACTTTACTGACCCAGGGTCACTGGCAAAGAGTTATGTGCATGCGCAGCGTATGATTGGCGCAGACAAGGTTGCGATACCTGGGAAGCACGCAACGCCTGATGAGTGGCGCGAAGTGTATACAAGATTAGGCGCACCGACTGAGGCTGGCGCTTATGAGTTGCAAGGTATTGATGGCGTTGGTGACGAAGTAATCATCGGGTTTAAACAGCGTGCCTATGAGGCTGGCTTAACAAATCAGCAGGCAAACGCTATCATGGAATACTACGGCGATCAGACTGCGGCGGCTAGAGCGGCAGAAGAAAGCAAAATACAGGGCGCACAAGAGCAAAGCATTGCTGAGTTGCAGCAAGAGTTTGGGCGTGCGTTTGAGCAGAAGCTACAGTTGGCGCAAAGTGCAGCTCGGACGTTTTTGGGCGGCACTGAACTGTTTGACGAAATTGAGCTGGCTGATGGGCGTTTGCTTGGCGATCATCCTGATGTTGTGCGCATGTTTGCTACTCTTGGAGAGCAGATTGGCGAGGACAAATTGGTGGGTGAGCCGACTGAAATGATCATGACACCTCAAGAGGCTCAGAGGCAGATTGATGAATTAACATTGCCAAATAGCCCATATTGGGATAAAACTCATCCTAACAAGGATAGAATTGTCGAAGAGGTTTTGCGACTTCGAGAATACTTGTAGCGGATAACCACAAGGCCCGCGTTAAGCTTGTACACAAGCGGAGTAGCTGCCCTAAGCAGTAGCACGGCCCCGCAAGGGACAACCAAGCGCAGTAACCTTAAAACTGAACAAAAGTAGGAGATGACGGAATGTCTACTCAAATTACTACAGCTTTTGTCAATCAGTTTTCCGCAAACGTCCAGTTGCTGTCGCAACAAATGGGGTCGTTGCTGCGTAACGCAGTTGATGTGGAAAGCGTGAATGGCGAGAAAGCTTTCTTTGACCAAGTGGGTTCAGCAGCTGCTGTCCTACGCACATCACGCCACGCGGACACACCGATTGTGGATACACCACATTCACGCCGCATGGTTACTATGTCTGATTACGAGTACGCAGACTTGATTGACGATCAAGATAAAGTGCGTTTGCTTGCAGATCCGACATCAACATACAGCCGTGCTGCTGCTGCTGCTATGGGTCGCGCAATGGATGATGTCATCATTGCTGCTGCTCTAGGTACAGCGTACACAGGTAAAGATGGCTCAACATCAACAACACTTCCATCAGGTCAGAAAATTGCAGTTGCATCATCTGGTTTGACAATTGCGAAGTTGGTTGAGGCAAAGCAAATCTTGGACGAGGGCAACGTTGATCCGTCAATCGCTCGTCACATCGTTTGTGCGCCAAAGCAAATCTCTGACTTGTTGAACAACACGACTGTAACATCTAGCGACTACAACACTGTAAAAGCGTTGGCGATGGGTGAAATCAATACATTCGTTGGCTTCCAGTTCCACGTAAGCAACCGTCTAACAACAGACGGATCAGGTGACCGCCAGGTTATCGCGTTTGCTGGAGACGGTATCAAGTGTGCAATCGGCAAAGAGCCTGCGGCACGCATTGATGAACGTGCAGACAAATCATACGCAACGCAAGTTTACTACTGTCAATCAGTAGGTGCGACACGTATGGAAGAGGCCAAAGTCGTCGAAATCGCGTGTAGCGAATAAGAAGGAGACTAGAAAATGGCTACTGTATATTCAGCACAACGTACAAACTCACGCGCTACACCAGCCGTGATGAATAAAGCAAATGAGCTTAGTGGACGTATCCGCGTAGCTCATGGCACATACGAGGCATCTGCACTAGCGTCTGGTGACGTTATTGAGATGTTTGTCTTGCCTGATGGCGCTCGTTTGTTGACAGGTACTCTTGCGCATGACGCGCTAGGTGCATCAACAACATTGTCTGTAGGTTATGCAGCACACACAAACGCGGCTGGTACAGCTGTGTCTGCGTCTGCGGCGGCTTACAAAGCGGCAGCTGCGTCAACATCAGCGGCAAAGAACGACATTCTTGCTACTCTAGCTCTAGGCTCAGGCACAGAGACAGACACAAACGAGGATGGCGTGGCAATCACAGTAACAATGGGCGGTGCAGCTGGCACTGGCACCATTGAGCTGACCATCATGTATGTGGTAGACTAAACGAGTTGGGGCGGTACGCCGCCCCTTCCCACTTACGGAGACAGGTTTATGACATCACAAGTTGATATTGCGAACTATGCACTGAATACACTGGGCGCAACAAACATTGTCTCTTTAGACGAAAACAGTAAACCAGCCAGGCTGATCAACCAAAGATACAGCGCTGTTCGTGATTACGTCTTCCGATCACATCCTTGGAATTGTTTGCTGCGCCGGGCTGAGCTTGCGCAAGAGACAGAAACGCCTGAGTTTGGTTATGTTTATCAATATGCGTTGCCGACTAATCCGTATTGCCTGCGGGTTTTAGAGTTTAGCAACGGATCTATGTCTTATCCGCAAGACAATATGTTTAGCAACACTGGCGGCCCTGTGTTTGTCATTGAGGGGCGAAAGCTTTTGACTGACGAAGGCACGGCAAAGATTAAGTATGTAGCGCGGGTCACTGACCCACAAGAATATGATGTGGGGTTGATTGAGGCGTTGTCTGCTCGGCTGGCAATGGAAATTTGTTATGCCATCACTGGATCTACATCAATGGTGCAGATCACTGCTGCGATGTATGACGACAAGATAAAAGAGGCGCGATTTACTGACGGCACTGAGGGTGCGCCCCAGAAGCTCGAAGCAAGTGACTTTATTGAAGCGAGGTTCTAAATGGCTAGATCTGCTCCAGCACTCAGCACTTTCACAGCTGGTGAGATCTCTCCGCGCCTAGAAGGCCGCGTGAGCATCGAAAAGTATCGTGAGGGTCTATCTGAGCTAACCAACATGATTGTGCAGCCACACGGCGGCGTGACGCGCCGTCCGGGCACAGAGTATCTTGGTGAGGTGAAGGACAGCTCTGCTAAAACTAGACTTATTCCGTTTGAGTTTAAAACTTCTGACACGTATGCGCTAGAGTTTGGCAACCAGTATATGCGCGTTTTCCGTAATGGCTTGCAAGTTTTAGAAGATGACGAAAAGACTGTCACTGCGATTACTCTTGCTGATCCAGGCGTTTTGACAAGCAATGCGCACGGTCTTAGCAATGGTGACGAGGTTTATCTGTATAACGATAGCTCTGCAATGACCGAGCTAAAAGCACGAAACTATATCATTGCAAACGCAACGACGAATACGTTTACGCTGCAAGATTTGTTTGGCAATGACATAGATACGACAGATTTTACTGCGTATGATGCAAACATCAGTGTTGATAAAATTTTTGAGATTACAACGCCGTATACGACTGCAAACCTAGATGACATCCGCTTTGCTCAATCTGCGGATATTATGTACTTGGTGCATCCAAGCTATCAGGTGCGCACACTAGCCAGAACAGATCACAATGCTTGGGCGCTAACGCCGATTTATCTTGGCGAACCTCAAACCGCTAAGAACATCACTGCGATTACGAAGGCAAACCCTGGAGTTATCACAAGTAGCTCACATGGATTGTCTAATGATGAGATCGTTCTGATTGAAGATGTTGGGGGAATGACAGAGCTAAACAACAAGTATTACAAGGTTGCGGGAGTGACTTCTAATACGTTTACGCTCAAAGACATTGATGACAATTACATCGACACAACAAACTTTACGACTTACACATCAGGCGGCACGGCAAAAGAAATACAGCCAAGCGTGCCTGCACTGTGGGGCGCAGACAATAATCCGTCTGTCGTTACCTTCTTTGAGCAGCGTTTGGTCTTTGCCGCGACAGCAAACAATCCACAATCTCTTTGGTTCTCTAAAAACTTTGATTATGAGAATTTCAGTGTAGGCAGCGCGGCAGATGATGATGCGCTAATCTATACGATTGCATCCAGTAAGGTAAACGCTATTCGTTACCTATCTGCTACGCGTATTCTCATCGTTGGGACATCTGGTGGTGAGTATGTACTGTCAACCACCAACAACGGCCCCGTAACGCCTTCTACTACCGTTATCCGTAAGTATTCTAACTATGGCTGCACAAACGATGAGCCTGTGCAGGTAGCGGACTTGACGCTGTTTATTCAGCGTGGCGGACGTAAGGTCAGAGAGTTTCAGTACCAAGGTGAGATCAACACTGGCGGATATGCTGCGCCAGATATTACAATTCTGGCTGAACACCTAACAGAGGGTACGATCACACAGTTTGCGTATCAGCAAGAGCCTGAGAGCATTGTGTGGGCGCTGCGTAACGATGGCACACTTCTGGGCCTTACCTATCGCCGCGAAGAGGACGTTGTTGCTTGGCACAAGCATATCATTGGCGGCACGTTTGATAGTGGTCAGGCTGTTGTAGAAAGTATTATCAGCTTGCCGACAGACAGCGGTGAAGATGAGCTTTATATGATTGTGAAGCGTACTATTAATAGTACCACAAAAAGATACGTTGAAGTTTTAAAGACATTTGACTTTGGTGAGGGTAGCACTGGCGCATTCTTTGTTGACAGTGGGCTTTCTTACTCTGGCAGCGCAACAAGCGCTATATCAGGTTTGCAGCACTTAGAGGGCGAAACGGTTACGATCTTGGCAAATGGTGCTACCCACCCTGACAAAGATGTATCTAGCGGCGGGATTACAACTGACTTTGACATTACATCTGGCGCGATTGGGTTTGGCTTTATAAGCAAAATGCAGACGTTGCGCCTAGAGGCTGGGTCTGTAGATGGTACATCTCAAGGTAAGCCCAAGCGTATTCACGCGGTTACTCTGCGTTTGCATGAGACAATTGGTATTGAGGTTGGTACTGAGGAAAGCAATGTAGACCGTATCTTCTTCCGCGATAGCTCTATGAATATGGACGAAGCTGTGCCATTATTCACAGGAGACAAAGAAATCGAGTTCCCCGGTGGTTTTGATGATGATGCAAAGATATATGCGCAGCAAACACAGCCACTACCTATGACAATCTTGGCGATCTATCCTCGCCTCAACACGTTTGACAAATGATTAAGTATGCTCAAGAAATTCTAAATGATGTGAAAGCAGAGGCGTTGCCACTGCTTTTATCTCATTATGAAGAGATTGCGTTAAATAAAGATATTATAGATTTCAACCCAGATTGGGATCTATACCAAAAATATGAAGATCTTGGCATACTAAAAATATTTACGGCAAGAGATGAAGACAGGCTTGTTGGGTACTTTGTTGTAATAGCAACCCCACATTTGCATTACAAAGATCACATTTTTGCGTATAATGACATTATTTACGTCAACCCCAAGTATAGAAAAGGCTTTACTGCTTGGCGTTTGATTAAATACGCAGAGAAAGAAATAAAAGATCAAGGTGCAACAATTATGATTGTAAACTCTAAGCGTCATAAACCTTTTGATATTTTGTTAGAGCGCTTAGGTTTTTCTCATATAGAAAGCATTTTTTCTAAGAGGTTAGTGTAATGGGAGTAACAGGAGTTCTTGCAGGAGTAAGCGCGGTATCTTCTATAGCTGGCGGTGTTTCAGAAAAGAAAGCAAGTAAAAAGGCAGCTGCCGCAGCACAAGAAGCGGCAAACTTTAACGCCGACTTGATTGAGCGCGATGTTATTCTTTTGCAGCGTCAAGAAAAAATACTGGATGCCAATGCTATACTTAGGGCAAAAGTAGATCGGTTTAGGTTTGCTGAGCAACAGGGCGCAGTTGTCGCCAACTATGCGTTTTCTGGTTTTGACATTGCGCAAGGTACACCAATGCGCAGGCTGCGTCAGAACGCACGCGAGTTTGAATATGACATGGCAGTTAATAGGTTTAACGACAGCATCACGCGCATGCAGATTGCAGACGCGCAGCAAGATGCGTTCTTGACTGCGCAGCTTACACGCATGGAAGGCGGTGCGACTGCTGGGGCGTTGCGGGCGCAGGGTAGAGCAAGCTTGATTAGTGGTATCGGCCAGGCGGCACGAATAGGCTACCAAACAGGCGGGTTTGGAATTGCATAGTAACGGATTGGGTCAATGAGAATACCAGTTTACAGAGCGCAAGCATCATTAACGACAGCCACCCCAGGCCGTTCTATTACTGCGCGTAAAGATCCAAGGCCATTCATCCAGCAAGCTCAGCAGGAAGGTAAGGTCATTAGCACGGCCCTTAGTGAGGTTGGGCAGTATGCAAAGATGCGCTACGACAGTGAGCAAGACTTATTGCTTAGCCAAGGCTTGCTAGAAGCTGAAGAAGGCATTCGCATGTCTGCTGACGATCTGTCCAAAACAAGCAGGCCGTCAAATGTTTTCGGTGGTGATAAGCTTTGGGATCAGCAAACAGGTGAGCTACGCGACAGCGTGCTTGATAAGATCGGCAGTGACAGATTTACGCGCAGTAAGTTCTTAGAGCGCTTCAACCAAATGGAGCTATCTGCTCGGTTCCAGCTCAAAGGTCAAATTGATGATCGCATTGAAAAGATGGATCAAGCAACAATGGCCCGCCGCCAAGAGCGCCTTGTGCAAAAGCTTTCGCAAGTTGGATTAAGTGATCCAGCAGCAATGATAAAAGAATACCAGCTATCAATTGCGGGGATTTCGGCTGATTTAAATAGCGGCGTGGCAAAAGGCAGATACAACGCAGAAGGTGTTAGCAAGGTTAACTTGGCAATGCGCAAGCAAATCGCCAAAAACATTACATCTGCATATGTAGGCTCAGATCCGTCGTTTGCGGGAAATCTGCTAGAGGCGTTGGAAATCCAAGATTTAATTGCAGCTGGCGCAGAGATTACAGATGATATGCTGCCAGAAATTCCTGGCGGTGATTACGTTTTATTTGCTCTGTCAAATATTCCACGCGATGACGCGATTGATATTCTTTCATCCGCTCTAACGGATGCAAACAAATTCGCAAAGCTTCGTGATGATGCTGAAAAGCGCAATGAAGAGGCTGTTAAGAGACAAATTACAGCTGTAAAAAATCGGTATGCTTACTTTGAAAGCACTGAAACTTACGACATTAAAGAGCTTACAGATTTTGTTCCAGGCATTGCAAAAGACGTAACCATTGAAATGATAGATGAGCAAAACGTATCAGGCGCATCTATTCGATTAGCGTTAAGACAATACTTAACAATGTACAACGAGCTAACACCAGAAACAGAAAGCTTGTTTGATAAGCTGGATAATGAGAATGCATCTATGGCTCCATACGCGTCTCAGACAAGACAAACTGTCTATAACGAATTGTTTGCTTATAAGCAAAAAGGTGAGCTAACTGTTGATCAAGTAAATTACGCAAAATACGATTTAACGAGAGAAGACTTTAAGTTCTTTATGAACTCAATAGATACAACAGAGAACGACACTCTAGCAGCTGTAAAGCGTCTTGCTAAATCAAAATTCCAATATGATGAAACAACTGCTCTTGATCCAGATTTTGGCAAAGCCGCAAAAGCTGCGTACTACAGTGTGGTTTCTGGACTAGACGAAGCGGTTTTAACATCAGATGTTCCTTTAACAAAATCTCAATTAGTTGAACTGGCAAACAAACTAATTGAAGAAGAAAGCGTAGTCTTTGAGCAGATGATGCGTTCTGACTACATAGGGACAATTGACCAATACAATTCGCTATACGGCGGTGTTGGATTGGATTTGAGCTATGAAGATCCACTGGCAGATTTGCAGGATTGGTTTACAAATGTTGCAGATCAAAACGCTCAAAATGCTAATTACGCAAGAATTAGAGGAAACTTAAAACGAGAGTTTTTTGACAAAGGATTTGTGTACTAATGGCTGATCTTGTTCAAATAGATACAGACGAAGAAATGGACAAGTATGCAGAGGCTGAGCTGATTGCATCAAACCCACCGCCTGTTTCGTTGCTTAAAAATAAAAAGCTAAGCTTTAACTCAAGAACACGCCGCAATGATGTGCTGGCGAGTTTGTCAACTGGCGGTTATGTAAAGATTGGCGAAGAAGACATTTCAAGAGAAGATCAAGTGCGCCAATACTCAAGAGAACTGCAAGGCATGGACATGCCGTTTGATGTAGCTGATTTTGAGGCCGCAGGATTTACTGCGCAAGAAGTAGAAGCCGCTGGCGTTATGCCTGTTGAGCAAGAGAAGACTGGACGTACCGATCCACTGCGTGAGGGTGAGCAGCTGCGCATGTTACGTGAGGGCGGCGATGCTGCCATTGCTACGCCGTCAAGAATGTTTATGCGTGACGACTGGAACAGAGGCACAGTAGATGTACTGTCAGCAATTGGTGTCCCCGCGCAGCAAGCAAATCAAATTGCTGATCTTGTTATGGGTCAAGTTGACACAAGCGGCGGGACAGGCATCTTTGACAGCGGCGTTGGGATTATAGACTTTACGCCAGTTGGGTTAGCATTTGGCATTGAGGAGATTGGAGATCAGCTAAATCGCAGCATTCAGGCAGATGATAAGATTGGCATTGGCACAGGTATGCTGTTTATGGCCTTGTCAGCTGCTGAGGCATATCCGCTAACCAAAGCAGGGGCTAAGGCCGTCAAAGCTCAAATACCAGCCATACGTCAGGCAATCGCGGATCTAGGGCAGAGCGCGGAAGAGCGCATTGCGCAAGAGGGTACAACGCTGTTTAGCAACCCAGTGGGGCCAATCGTGGATCGCGGTTTGGCTGCGGCTGGGCGTGCAGCAGAGCTGCGCAGACAGGCAAACATTGATCGTTTTGGTTATGACCCAAATGAAACGCCTGTAGCTCCAGATACATCATACCGCATGGAACATCAGCCAAGAGGCCCAGAAGGTGGCGAAGGTATTCGGCTAGATGATTTGACTAAAAACATATCAGGCGAACAGGCAGGATACCCAGATGACTTCTACACAAATCAAGGTATGCGGCTATATGCTCGAGGGCCAAGCTTTGAAGGGGATGAGTACGGTTTAGCCAATCAAGAAAGCTATGAAATTATTACATCTGTAAAAGGAAATCCTGAAGCAGAGGTTACAATATATCGAGCTGTTCCTAATGAAGATGCAATAACAACAATAAATCCGGGCGACTTTGTGACATTAAGCCCGACATATGCTAAATTGCACGCAGCAAGCGGATATGGTCGGTCTGGTGATGAGGCGGGCAAAGTGCTTGAGGAAACAGTAAAAGTGCGCGATATTTATTGGGATGGCAATGACGTTAATGAATTTGGCTATTTCCCAGAGGAAGAGTAAATGGCAATCGATCCAACCCAGCTAGCAGAAGACCAAGAAGCCCGGCAGCGCATTACAGCAGCAGGCGCACCTACTGAGTTTGCCAAAGGGCCAGAGCAGGAAGGTGTGCAGCTGGCAGGGTTGTTTAACGTGTTAAATCGGCTTGGCCCAGCGCGGAGGCCAGTTAGCCCTGCTGATGCAGACACAGCCCTGCCGCCAGGCGTTTCGCCAGAAACAGTAACGCAGCCACAGCGTGTGCCAACACCGCAGGAAATGCCTGTTGTGCCATCGCCGGGCGAATACTCTGAGCGCAGAACGCAAGAGATTTTAGCCCCGCAAGTGCTATCTCCAGAGGGCGCGGCAGAGTTTGAGCGCCGTGGCTTTAAGGCCCAAGCAGATCAGCAAGTTGAAACAATTGAAGACGCAGAGGCCGCGCTTGCAGCGCAAGAGGCCGATGCAGCTGTTTTAGCGCAGGATGTAAAAGATCAAGCCCGCGCAGCATTGTCGGCAGAAGTG